GATCGAGGCCGGCTGGTCGATCAAGGCCGGCGAGTCGATCGAGGCCGGCGAGTGGATCGAGGCCGGCTGGTCGATCAAGGCCGGCGAGTCGATCGAGGCCGGCGAGTGGATCGAGGCCGGCGAGTCGATCAAGGCCGGCGGGTCGATCGAGGCCGGCGAGTGGATCAAGGCCGGCGGGTCGATCAAGGCCGGCGGGTCGATCGAGGCCGGCGGGTCGATCAAGGCCGGCGGGTCGATCAAGGCCGGCGAGTGGATCAAGGCCGGCTGGTGGATCTTCTCGTTCGAGTTCAAAATCGAATGCGAGTCTCTTTCATCAAAACTACTGCCCTTCTGGCGATCGTTTTGGGCGGCCATGCCGCCCCTGGTTCACTGGGCCAACGAAATCCTGGATGAGGCCAACTGCTGGGACGCGTTGCAATCGCGACTGACAACAGATCAACAACGTGAAGTCGTGAGCTGGGACGGCTGGCATCCGATCCTGCGGGCGCAGCTCGAAATGTTCTTCGGCATCCGCGAGAGCGTGCCGGGAGAAGAACTGGTTGTTACAAAACAGGAGTCAAAACAGGAGTCTTGAACAAGAGCGAACAGAGGGAACGGAGAAGCGACATGAAGAGTCCGAACAAACGACACAGGCGGCTCTTGTGCAAGCTACGGCAAATTGACGACGAGAACGTTCTGTTTCGCCGACTGATAGCTCTGCCTTGCGTAGAGTCTGCCAGTAAGTCCTATGGGTATTACGGAACTGTTTGGGTGAGACTCCGCGACGGCAAGGAGATCTTTGTGCTCTCACGCATGCACTGGCACGACAAACGCGGCGGCACATTGGCTGCCGTCTGGGAATGCCTGATTTGCACGCTCCGCTACTGGCGACGACGCTCTGTTTTCTCCCGTTCAAGGATAAGGAAATGCTGCCGGACCCAAGCGAAATAGACGAAACACTCGACGCATTGCTTCATGTTGACCTCGTTGAAGCGAACGAGGAGATCGACGAGCTGACAGACGCAATGATCGAAGACACCGTGCATTGCAGCTTCTGCGGCGGCACTATTCTCTGCGGCGATCCCGATTGCCTGATCGGAGAGTCGGGCTGGTGCCTTTGCTGCGATTGTGCCGCCGAAGTTGCACAAGCCTACCAGGAAGCAAGGAAGGAGGCAGGCGAACCATGAGCATTGCCGATTGCCACGGTGGCGACTGCTACCGCGATCAGCAGGGGCGGATCCTGTTCGTCTCGGACGGGATCTCCTGCGGAAAACTCTGGACCACCTTCTACCGCAAGCCGAACGGCTCGCTCAAGCGGTACAAGTCGCCGCGACTGCTCCCGCTGCGGCGGACGCGAATCCAGGCCCAGCGGGATCTCGACGCCTTTGCCATCCTGCGAAACCTCACGAAATGCGATTGAACCTGCCATGCTATCCACAGCCCAAATCACGACCCTGGCCCTGCTCGCGTTCTGGTTTGCCTTGCCGACCGCCTGCTGCCTGGCGTGCGAAGCGAAGCGGAAACGGACGTCGACCAGGACCTGACCCACATAAACCAAAAAGTGAACCGCCATGGACTGGCAAGCCGCAACGCGCCTGATCCTTGAACGGCTCGACCTCAAGGCCGAGTACGCCGCGCTCGGCGTGGCGATCGCCGCCGACAAGCCGACGCCCGCCGGCTGGCTCTCTTGCCGCGTGTTTCGGGCTGATCAAAACGGCGACCGCAACCCGTCGGCCGGCGTGAACGTGGCCGGCGAGCACCCCAAGCTGGGCCGTTACAAGGAATTCACCGGCGAGGGCCGCAACGTCTCCTTCTTCGAGTTCGCCGCCACCGTGGCCGGGAAATTCGCCACCTGGCAGGAGGCTCGCCAGCACTACGCCGGCAAAACGGGCGTCAAGCTGCCCGGCGGATCCACGCCCAAAACGGCCAATGACAGCCTGGTGCTTCGCGGCTACAACGCACGCCAGGTCAATGCCTGGTGCCAGCTCCGCCCGCCGATCGCCGAGCCCGTGGCCCGGGCGGCCGGCATGGTTACGGCCGGCTGGCCCGCCTCGGACCAGCGTTTCACCGTCGTCGCGATGCCGATCTACGGGGCCCACCTGACGGACGACGATCCGACCGGCTGGATGATCTGGAACAAGACCGGCCGGCCGCTGCCGTTGTTCCGCAAGAAGGGCGAGAAGCCGACACCCAAGAAAATGCTGATGGCCGGCGGCTCCACGAGCGGCTGGATGAACCGCGACGGCCTGGAGCGGCTCGACCAGGCCGAGATCGTCTGGAAGACCGAAGGCCCGGGCGACTGCCTGGCACTGGCCAGCGTGATCCCCGCAGAGCTTTGCCCCACACACGTCGTCATCAGCAACTCGGGCGGCAGTCGCGAGAAACTGGCCGCCGACTTCTGGGACGGCCTGGCCGGCAAGACCGTCTACGTCGTCCACGATTGCGACGAAGACGGCCAGGTCGGCGGGCTCGAACAGGCCTCGCTGGCCGCGACCGTGGCGGCCGAGGTACGGCACATCACATTGCCCTACGAAATCGTGCCCAACCACGGGAAGGACGTCCGCGACTTCCTCACCGAGGGCCATTCGTACCAGGACCTGCTCGACCTGGCCGCGGCCGCTCCCGTGATCGAGCCGCCGGCGGCCGAAGAGCCCGACCAGTCGCCGGCCCGCTCGCTGGAACAGGACCGGGAAATCTGCGAATCGATCGGTCTGGACGTCTTGGGCGAGCGCCCGAATCGCGAGATCCTCGTCTACAGCCAGGGCAAGATCGACGTGATCACCAAGATCGCTTCCCTGACGCACAACGATCTCTTGCAAATCGCCGGGCCTATCGTCCGCGAGCGCGTGCACACGTCCAACGACGCCCAGGCCGTGCCCATCGGCAGCACGCATTTCAACCGGGTCCGGGAGGCGATCGCCGTGCTCGCCGGCCAGCAGCGATTGCAGGACCAGTCCATGCACGGGGCCGGCTGCTGGCGTGGTACGGGCGGGCAGCTCGTGCTGGTCGGCACCCGCGAAGCGGCCGTCTGGGACACGGCGGCCGGCGAATTGACGAGGATCCTCCGCCCCAAGGCAGCCGGGCTCCTGTTGGAGATGGCCGGCAGCGATCCCTGGTACGATTTCGAGGCCCTCTCAAAACACCTCGGCCGGGCCGCCGATCCGGTCTGGCGGCAGCAGGCCCTGGACGAGCTGGCCGAGATTCTGGGCCGCTGGCGATGGCAGGCCGGCCCGGGCACGGCAAGCCTGCTGGTGGGCCTCGTGCTGGCCACCTGGATCCAGACCGCCTGGCGATGGCGGCCGCACGTCGCGTTGACCGGCGAGAGTGCCGCCGGCAAGTCGACGCTCCTGGAAGTCCTGAGCGGGATTTTCGGGCCGCTCACCGTGCTCGCCTCCAAGCCGTCGGAGGCCGGATTGCGCCAAAAAATCTCGCACCGGGCCTCCGCGATCCTGATCGACGAATTCGAGACCGACCGCCACCGGGCCCGCGTACTCGAGTTACTCAGGACGAGCAGCTCCGGCAGCCGCATCCTCCGCGGCACGCCGGGACAGGGGGGGATCGAGTTCGGCCTGCGGCACATCTGCTGGGTGGCGGCGATCGAGGTCGGCACGGACCGGCAGCCCGACCGCAACCGCTACCTGGCCCTCGAAATGCTCCCGCCCACCTTGGAGGCGATCCGCAAGTTCCGGCTGCCCGCCAGCGACGCCCTGGCCGATCTGGGCCAGCGCCTGCTGGCGATCGCCGTCTGGTGCTCCGGGCCGGCCCTGAAGCTCACCGCCGATCTCAGGAGCCGGCAGCTCGACGGCTACGATCCGCGGACCGTGGAATCGCTGGCCGTGCCGGCCGCCATGCTGGCCGTGGCCATGGGACAGGACCCGGGCGACGTGCTGAGCTTCTGTGCCCAGCAGATCGAAGAGGACCGCCGCCACCACGAGCCCGACCAGGTCCAGCTCATGCACGCGGTCCTCAGCTCCACCGTGACGCTCGACAGGGGCCGCATCATGTCCGTGGCCCAATTGCTGGCCGCAACCGCCGGCGACTTCCCAGGCGACGCCTGGGACGCCCTGGAACGCGTCGGCGTGGCCGTGGCTGCCAACTCACGTGGACCGCGAGAGTTCGTCAGCAGCCGCGAGATCCTCTTCCTGGAGCCCAAGGCGATCGGCCGCTACCTGCTGGCCGGCACGCGCTGGGCAGAACAGTCGCTCGACCAGATCCTGCTCAGGCTGCCGACTGCCGAACGTGGCAAGTGTCGCATCAACGGCACGCGCCCTTCAGGCATCAAGATCGACTGGGAAGCGTTCGAACGCCAGTTTCTCGGCTCGGACGAAGAGACCGAAACGCTTCCCTGAGTCCTTTTCTTGTGGATTGGCCCATTGCTAAGTTGTTGTGCCATTGCGCTTTGTCGTGATTGGTCCAATGGATTCTCCTTGATGGACCAATCACAGACCAATCTAAACCCAAGGCATATAAGGTGTTAGTTTAGATTGGTCTAATTGGTCTAAGTTTTTTGAATACATACATAACGCACACGCACAGACGTATACGCGAATTCTGGAGCTGGAGCGGGTCGTCAGCTTCTTATGGCTCTCTGCGCGCAGGAATTGTGGACCAATTGGACCAATCACATGCAAGTTGTTTGCTTGCAGCCGCTTAGGATGGTCCAACAATTGGTCTGGGCACCCGTATTGGTCCAAGGAGCCTGGACCAATGACCCCCAAGCACCCAAATTTGGGCGGTCTGGATAACGATAGGCAAGCTGCACAACGCGGGGTGCATCAGTCCGCACCAGTCTGCATCGCTTTGCACCAAATTGCACCAGATCGCACCGGTTTGCATCAGCTTGGATCGTGTACCCGTGCGTACCAAACCGTGCCAGACCGTACCAAACCGTACTAAACCGGCCCAAAAGCGTACTAAAACGCACTGAACCGCTAAAGCGGTCGGGCAATAGACCAGTCCCATTCACGACACCAGCCCATAACTCGTGCCACGTCGGCCCAAAGAGCCCGCGGCAGCGGAACGACTTCCCAAGACCCTTCAGCGGCCCGCAGACGCGTCCCGCGGCCGCCGGCAATTCCGTTGACCCGGATAACCATCGCGTGCTAGATTGGCGTCCTGACGGTACGTGGAAGCCAGGTGGGACGATCAGGCACCGCAGCCGGCCTCAGCCAGAGGACGTGCTGCCATGCTCCGCCTGATCGTCGATCTCGACAAAGCCCGCTCGCAGGTCTGCCACGGCGATCTCCTGCTCTTCCGCCGTCGCGGGCTGATCTCGGCGTTCGGCAGAGGCGTCCACTCCCACGCGGCCAAGGCGGCCTGGCTCAAAGGCGAGCTGGCCTGCGTCGAGCTGCGGGAGTGGCACGGCGGCCGGATCGTGAGTCTCGAGAGTCAGGTCCGACGCTACCCGGGTCGGATCGACGTTTTCGAGACGAACCCGGACGATCGTTGGGCCAATTACGATCGTCTCGGGGCTATGGCCCAGATGCTCACGCTGGCCGGCCGGCCGTACAACTACCGGGGCATCCTCTACGCGGCCCTCTTGCACCTGCCCGTGGTACGGCTCTGCGTTCGGCCCGACCTGGACGACCAGCGGACCAACGGCCGGCCCATGTTCTGTAGCCAGGCCGTGGCCGCGGCCGAGCGGATCGGCGGCCGCGTCGATCCCGTGCCCAACCTGGCCGACTGTCTCGTGGAGCCGGCCGACCTGGCCCGGAGCCCGTTCTACCGCTACCGATTCACGCTGGGGGACGCGGCATGAGCTTCGCGCGGCTGGTCAGAACGGCAGTGTTTGTCGTGGTTGTCGGCACAGTTCAGACGGCGGCCGGGCAGCAATGGTGTCCTCCTACTGGTTGCGGTGTTGGCGTGGGCGTTGGGGCTGGTGTCTATGTCGGCGGAGGACACCATTACGGCACTCCGGGTTGCGTGATGCACGTTCCTCCCCCTGCGTCAGGCTGGAGGCCGAGTCCCCACACCTCGCGTCCGCAGCCAAGGCCGCAGCCGCAGGTTCAACAAAAGGCGGTTGTCTGCTCGGTCTGGCTTGATCCCAACAAGAACCCGGCGACTGGCGTGATTGTGGGGCGCGTGCCCGAAGGTGATCTGGTCGCGACGTGCAAGCATGTCGTCCAGCAGGGCGTCTACTGCGTGCGGTATGGCAACGGGTTGGAGGCGCAGATTCACCGCGGCTTCCACGATCAGAGCGGCCATGATCTGGCGCTGCTCCTGGTGGACACGCTCAGCGTGCCCCTCGCATCGGTTGCCACGATCTGTCCACGGACTGGTGCGCAAGTATGGATGGCCGGCTGGGGCAACGGGCGATATGCAGAACGTGCCGGGCAAGTAATGCAATACTTCACGGACGGCGATTTTGAGGTCAGTACGCCCGGTTACGATGGCGACAGTGGCGCTCCCGCGTTCGACAATCGCGGGCAGGTTGTCGGAATCCTCTGGGGAACAAACGGCCGCACGAGCACCTACGTCAACTGCGAGGTTCTGTATGCCTTTAAGGAGCGGGTGATTGCCCGTCTGGCTGAAGAGCGGGAGCAACCCGATATTCCCGTCCCCGATGAAGACACCGAGCTGGCAGTCGAGAGTCACACGCCGCCGTGCGAGGAACTGTCGGTGATGGTCCCGATTGTCCGGGAGAACACCGAGACGATCGCTGCCCTGTTGGCCCTGGCCGAGGCCAACGCGACGGACATTCAGTCGATCAAGAGCCGGCTCGACAAGATCGAGGCCTGGCCGATGCCCGAGAAGGGCGATCCCGGTCCGCCCGGTCCGCAGGGCCCGCCCGGTCCCGCCGGCGTGTTCGATCCGGCAGCCTTGACCGACGCCCAGCTTGCCGATCTCGCGCAACGGCTCCCTCCGATCCACGTCGAAGTTGAGATGCTGGAGAAGCCGCCGGAGAATCCACAACACAACCAGGACGTTCGCCTGGGCGACACGTTGCCACTCAGGCTTTATCTCGTTCCGCCACGGAAGCAGTAGGTGCAAAGTGGTCGATTTACCCGATTCTACAGGAGAGTCAGTCATGCCCGTCACGGTCCCGTCCAACCTGGACCAGCAGAACATCGCCCGCATTGCGTCGGCCGGTGCGTCTGCCCATGAGCACTTCATCCAGTTCGGCAAGGTGCTCGACTACGCCTACGAGGCCGACCGCAAGATGGTCTCCCTCGTGGAATCGCTCGGCGTCCGTGAGGTCACGAGCGCGAGCGGCCAGACCGGAATCCCGATGGCTGCGAAAGCGTGATGAGCGACATCGAAGCTCTCAAGGCGGAGAATGAATCGCTCCGCCAGCAGGTAGAGGTTTATCGCCTTAGCGAGTTGGAGTCCTTGCGGGCACAACTTGCTGAGGCGAAAGCCGCCGCCGCGCACTTCCGGGCCGAGGCGGAACGCAACGCGAACATCGGCCGACAGATCCACCTGGAGGCCGAGGCGGAACGTACCCGCCTGATGGCCCGGATTCAAGCACTGGAGCAAATTCCCAATGCCAGATCCACCGACGCTCGATGACACCGGGACTGCCGGGGCGGCTGCCCACGAGCAGTTTGTCGCGGACAACCGGGAAATGGACCTTGCCTGGGAGTCCGGGAGGCTTGACGAGTGGCTTCAGGAGAAATTGGCTGATGAGCGAATCGCAGCAGGGCTCAGCCCAGACGACAACGGCACCTGACCCGCTGAAGGCAGGGGTGGGGTGGCTCGCCAAGCACTGGCCCAGGCTTCGGCTTGGGCACGAGGGATTCATGCTGGAAAAGATCCAACGGCAAGCCCGGATCGCGGAAGTCACGGCTCGAAACTCCATGACGGGTCGGATGGACGACACGACCGGCTGGCCGGAAGACGGGGACGATGGCATGGGCGTGATGATCGGCGATCACATCGAGAATCACTATCACCTCCCCGCTGAGCAACCACCCAAAGAGGCGGCCCCCGTTGCTGATTCCGCTGCCGAGAAGCAGGAGCCGTTCTTGCTCCGGAAGGCCGCTCCTTTGCTCATGGCGCTGGCCCTGGGGTCCGCAGGGGCCGGGGGTGCAGGGTTGGGCATTTGGCTCAACTTGCTCCTGAACGTCCCGGAGACGCCGCCTCCGGCGGTCCAGGAGCAGGAGCTGCCCGACTACCCCACACCGCCCGGCTACGGGCTCAGTCTGTGATGAGGAAAATCAGACGATGAAACGCACCATGCAGCAGGCCCTGAAGTTCGTCGTGTTCGTCGCGGCGGTCACGTTCCTTGTGGCAATGGCCACGGTCTCGTACATCCAGGGTGCCGAGCCGACGGCCGCTCCTCGCATCGAGGTCCCGCTGGCCGACTATCGCGTGATCGATGGCGACACGTATGAGGTGACGGTCTCGGTGACATTCCCGCTGCGGATCGTCGGAGTCGACACGCCGGAGCTTCGCGACCCGAGGCAGAAGGCCGCGGCAACCGTGGCGGCCGACGTCGCCCGGCAGTGGCTCAAAGATGCTCCTGGCCCTCTGGCCGTTGTGATTTATCGGCTCGGAATGTACGGCCGAATCGAGGGCGACCTGGTGGATCGTTCCAGCGGCGAGAAGATCAGCATGTACTTGTTTCGCCGGGGCGTAGCGTTTCCTTCCGTAGGAAAGCGCTTCGATTGGCCCGAAAAGGAACTTCGAAAGATCGAGGCAATCGCAATTCCCACGGAGGATGATCCGTGACACCGGACGACCACGAATCGCTCAAAGTGCCCCTGGACGATTACACCAGGGCCGTGGCCAAGGAGGCCGCCCACGAGGCCGTGATGGAACACGTCCGCCTCTGCTCGGCACCGGCACGTCTGGATCTATTGGAGATCCGGGTGCGACGCATCGAGATCGGCTATGCGGCCGTCATCGGCACAATGCTCGGCAGCGGCCTCGTGGGCGGCCTTGTCGGCGGCCTGCTCTCGAATCTCTTGCCGTAGCTGTTCCGATATGATCCATGCACCGCAATCAACGCAGACTCGCCATCGCCGAACGACGCCAGGAGGCGGCATGGTACTACTTGAAGGGCTGCACGCAGGCCGAGATCGCCGCCTTTCTGGGCTGCTGCCGCAGCACGATCACCAAGGACCTGGCCGCCCTCCAGCGAGACTGGCGGGAGTCGGCCCTGAGAGACTTCGACGCGGCCCGCTCCGTCGAGCTGGCCAAGATCGATCACCTGGAGCGCCGCTACTGGCAGGCCTGGGAACGATCCTGCCTGGACGAAGTCACGACCACGCGCGAGACGGCCGCCGGCTCGGCCAAGTGGCGACGGCAGCAGCGGGGCCAGTCGGGCAACCCGGCCTTCCTGGCCGGCGTGCAGTGGTGCATCACGAAGCGGTGCGAGCTGCTCGGCCTCGACCCGCCCAAGCGGACCGAGATCAGCGGGCCCAGCGGCGGCCCGATCGGAGTGAAAGCGGAGCGGCAGTATAGCGATGCAGAGCTTGTGCGAATCCTTGAAGATGCCGAGTCCGGCCCCGCTGAGCGTGAAAGCGGCGGCCCGGGAGCTGCTCTGCCGCCGCCGGGCCAGGACCAGCCTGATTGACTTCACGACCTACACCAAGCCGGACTACCAGGTCTGGCACCATCACCGATTGCTGGCCGGCTACGTCGACCGCCTGCTGGCCGGCGAGATCACGCGCCTGATGGTCTTCATGCCTCCGCAACACGGCAAGAGCGAGCTGGTCAGTCGCCGGCTGCCGGCCTTCGCCTTCGGCCGCAACCCGGACGAGCGGATCATCGCCTGCTCGCACACCGATGCCCTCTCCGGGGCCATGAATCGCGACGTGCAACGGATCATGGACAGCGACGACTACCATGCCCTGTTTCCCGCCACGCGGCTGGCATCGCGGAACGTCAAGACCTCGGCCTTCGGGGCCTCCAAGCGGACCAGCGATCTGTTCGAAATCGTGGGCCGGGAGGGCCAGTACCGCTCGGCCGGCGTGGGCGGGAGCATCACCGGCATGCCCTGCACGTTGGGGATCATCGACGATCCGATCAAGAGTCGCGAGCAGGCCGACAGCCCGGCCTATCGCGAACGGCTCTGGGAGTGGTACGCCAACGATTTCTACAGCCGGCTGGGCAAGCATGCCAGGGTGCTGTTGACGCACACCCGCTGGCATCGTGACGACCTGGCCGGCAAGTTGCTTGCTAAGCAGGCCGAGCGGGACGCCGACCAGTGGACCGTGCTGAACCTGCCGGCGATCGCCGGCGACCGACCCAAAACGATCGGAGACGATCGCGAGCCGGATGAGCCGCTTTGGCCCGACTTCAAGAACCGCGAAGATCTGGAAACGATCCGGCACCAAGACGCCAAGGCCTATGCCGCACTCTACCAGCAGGACCCGGCCGCCGGCAGCAGCGCGGAGTGGCCGGGCGAATTCTTCGGCGATTGGATCTGGTGCGACGCGGAGCACTGGCCCAAAGACTTTGACCTCCGCGTGGTCACCGTCGATCCGAGCAAGGGCGGCAAGGACAAGAAGCACGATTATTCGGCGATCGTGTTTGTCGGCGTCTCAAAGGGCCTCGTCTACGTGGACGCCGATCTGGACCGCCGGCCGCCGCACGAAATCGTGCGTGCCACGATCCGCATGTGCGAGCGTTATCAACCGGACCTGCTGGGCATCGAGGCGAACCAGTTCCAGGAGCTGCTGGTGGACGAGTTCGAGCGCGTCAGCCAGAACCGTTTTAGCCTCCGCTGGCCGACGTTCAAGATCCAAAGCCGCATCAACAAAGAAGTGCGGATCCGCCGGCTGGGCCCGTACCTGGTCAATCGCGAGCTGCGGTTCAAGGCCGATTCGCCCGGCTGTCGGCTGCTGGTCGAACAACTGATGGACTTTCCCATGGCCGATCATGACGACGGTCCAGACGCCCTGGAAATGGCCGTTCGTTTGCCGCTGGAAGCAGGAGGTGTGAATGCCTGACGCCACAACGGCCAATCTGAAAGAGGCCCAGGCCTCTGCCGCGTTGCTGGAGATGCGGCTCCTGGAAAAGCACAACCGGCTGCTGGAAGAGCAGCTCCAGGTCTGGGACAGCGTGGTCGACTACCGCGACGAAATGGAGGGTTGGGACCCGCTGACCGTCAACGGCACGACGGGGGCCGCTGTCGGCCTGGCTTACAAGACCGAGAGCGAGCTGACCAAGATCCGCAGCGAGGGCCGGCAGCTCGTGTTGCTGAACGAGTTCGCAATCAACGCGATTGAAAACCGCATCTCTTACGTGGTCGGTACGGGCCATGTCTACAAGATCTCGGCACGCCAGGGCATGGACGTTGCCCCGGATCTGCTCGATCAGGTGCGGGCCGTGATCGACCGCTTCGTGGCCGCCAATCGCTGGCACGCTAGGCAGCAGGAGATCGCACGCCGGCTGGATCGTGACGGCGAAGTCTTCCTGCGATTTTTCGAGGACAAGATCAGCGGCATGCTCCGCGTCCGCTTCGTCGAGCCGGAGCAGGTGGCCGCCCCGCCGAGCGACCTGACGGCCCTGTATGGGCTTGTCATGGACGACCAGGACGCGGAGCAGATCGAGGCCTATTGGATTCAGTCGCTCAGCACGAGCCCTACCTGGGAGGAGGTGCCGGCCGCAGAAGTCCAGCACCGCAAGGCGAACGTCGACCTGGCGGCTCCCCGCGGCATTCCCACGTTCTATCCCGTGCGCAAGAACCTCCAGCGTGCCAGCAAGATCCTGCGGAACATGAGCACGGTAGCGGAGATCCAGGCTGCCATAGCCATGGTCCGCGAGCACTTGCAGGGCTCACAAGCGACGATCCAGCAGTACGCCAGCCAAATGGCCGACGCCCAGGTACAAGGCGAGACCAAGACGCGGACCTACAAGCGGTACCCGCCCGGTACGATCCTGGACACCACGGCGGCCACGAAGTACACCTTCCCGGCTGCCGGGATCGACATCGGCCGCTACGTGGCCGCCTTGCAGGCCGAACTGCGGGCCGTGGCCAGCCGGTTGGTCATGCCCGAGTTCATGCTCACCAGCGACGCCTCGAACGCCAATTATAGCTCGACGCTCGTAGCCGAAGGTCCGGCCGTCAAAATGTTCGAGCGATTGCAGGCGGACACGATCTGCTACGACCTGGAAGTCATCGATCGTGTGATCGGCCTGGCCGTGGCCGCCGGCAAACTCCCGCAAGAGGTGCAGGATCAGGTCACGATCGACGCGGACGCTCCCACGGTGCAGAGCCGCGATCGCCTGGCCGAGGCACAGGCCGACCAGATTCTGCTGTCCACGAAGTGCATGAGCCGGCAGACCATGGCCGCTCGCCACAACCTGGACTATTCGCAGGAACGAAAGTTGATCGATCAAGAAACAGATCGCGAGATGGAGTACTGATCGCCTTGCCCGCCCGCCGTGACGGGGAGCGGTGAGGTGGTCGGCGGGAGGAAGAACCACAGAGGCACCGAGGACACGGAGAACAGATAAATGGCATACGCAGACCTAACGACCGAACAGAAACAGAGCCTCCAGGATTGGCTCAACGGAGTCGTCCGACCCTGGAGCGGCGAGCAGGCGCGGTGCAACAACCACGCCGACGTGGCAAACACGGACTACAACGGCTCGGTGCTGGCGATCCTGGCCGAACTGTCGAACGAGGACGTGATCCCGAACGAGAGCGGGCTGGCCGGGGCGACGTCGCTTACCAAGGCGGACGTGGTCTCGATCGTCTCGCACATCCAGGGCGTGCTGGGGTCGTACAACACCGGGCCGCACCGCCAGCTCTGGGCGAAGGCGGCGGGCGAAACGAACCTGATCGGTTGAGGCAGCGATGGGCACACCGACGCAAACGTATGTCGATCCGTCGATTGCCGGCGATAGTGGGGCGGGCTCGGTTGGCGACCCCTACGGCGATTTGCAATACGCGCTCAACCAGGTCACGCGCGACAGCACGAACGGCGATCAGTTCAACATCAAGGCCGGCACGGACGAGGTGCTTGGGGCGGCGCTCGACCTGAGTACCTACGGCACGCCGGCTGGTAATGCACCCCTGGTGTTCCGTGGCTACACGTCCGCTGCGAATGACGGCGGGATCGGCGGGGTCAGTGGCGACGGATCGTATTCGATTATCGACAGCAGTACACTCGATTACATCAGCTTCATTGCTTGTCACCTGCACAACAGCGGGGCGGCAAAGATCCTAGAGCTGGACGATTACTGCAACATTTTGGATTGCGAGATCGACAACACGAGCGGAGGCGGCGTCAAACTCGGCAACTACGGCCGCATTGCCAACAACCACATCCACAACATCGGCGGGGTAGGTGCGGTCGGCGGCTCTTGCTTTTTCGCGTTTAACTACTTCAAGAACGGCACCAACGATTTTACCTCGGCCCTCCAGTTAGCGGCCGAGGCACAGGCAATCGGCAACATCTTCTCGCTGGACGGTGCCTCTAACGGCATCGAGGCCACAAGCCTGCGATGGATTTGTAATGGAAACTCCATTTTGTCCGCGGCCGGCACCGGGACGGGAATTGTACTAAGCGGGTCCGACGCCTGGCAAGGCGTCTTGCTAAATAACTGCGTGGAGGGCTTTTCTGGCGCGGGCGGGAAGGGGATTAACTTCGCCTCGAACACCTACCCGCTCGCACTCTACGGGCACAACGCCGTCTACAACTGCACGACGAAGTATTCCGGCCTCGGTGATGTGATCCTCAACTTAGGCGACAACGAGGAACTGACGGCTACCCCGTTCGCCAAGTCGGGCGCCGACACGTTCGCCAATCGGTTCACGTACTTCGCACCGGCAGATACGGGCAACGTGCAGGGCGGGGCGTATCCGTCAGGATGTCGCCTGGACAAGGGCGCCGTGCAGCACGCGGACCCGGCGGGCGGGGGCGGGGGCGGACGTCGCCCCCGCGGTCTCTATCTTGGAGTCTGATAGATGCTATTCAAAAACGTCGCCGGCCAGAAGGTCCC